CGTTCCTTCATCTCGATGTTGATCACAGGATTGTTTCTCTTCAGGGTCTGCTGTGCACCTTGGAGCACTGGTATCTCGAACCCATCCACGTCTATCTTGATGTAGTCAACATCACGGAGATCGAAACTGTCAAGGGATCGACATTCTATGTCGCCATCGCGAGGTTTGGTGTCCCCCACCACGTAGTTCAGATGTGTGTGATTGGTACCCTGTTCGGCTGTGTGTGAATGTGTGCTCAGCCCATATGGATACAGTGTCACGTTTGATTCTGTGATGTTCCTGTTGAAGCACTCTCTGAAGTTGGGGTTGGGTTCGAAACAGATCACATGGTCGAACTTCTTGGCTAAGGGTCTTGCCCATTCGCCAACGTTGGCTCCTATGTCCAGGCACACACGCCATTGCTCGACGTATTTCAAACTGGCATCTCTCTGTGCTTGTTGACCGTTGCCTGCGTCTTCTAGGAATGTTGGTTCGGTGTGGTTAAGGTAGTAGACCCAGTAACTATTTTCGTTTGGCATCGCACTCTTTACATGCACAGTCTGGACAGTCCCTGCACTCGGTACAGGATTTTCTACAGTGCTGTTCACACCCACACTTCTCACAGATGTATTTGATCATCATAGTTCCTTGAATTTCTTCAGTATGTCAGTGTTGGGCAGTTTGGCCTGTAATTGCTGTTGTAGTCGGTGTAGGGTCTGCATCTTCATCTTTGAATCCAACTTCGTGTAATTGGCCACCGCTCGCCTGATGTTCTTGAGGTTGGCATCCTGTATGTTCAGTGCCCTTTCCAGTTGTGTAAGATTGCGATAGTGGTCTTCCCAACTTCTTAGGTATCTTCTCAAGGCCATAACTGGCACCGGATGTCTCTGCCTCATGGCCTGTGCTTGGTTCTTGTCCTTGAGCTTCTTGGTAATTTCAGTGTCTCCTGCCACTATGGCCAACATGTTGGCTAGGTCATTGTTCATCATCCTGACCTGGTCGAACGTGCCCTTTGCCATCGTCTGGTCTGCATAGGTCTTGGCAAAGTTTTGTGTGTCTTTGTTTTGGCTCATCAGTGCCAGTGCAAGGAAACTGAGGTATATTCTCTCGGTGACCTCTGGGAAAGTGAATCTCTGCAAGTCACTATGTCGTCTTATGACCTTGCCCTCAGATACATACTTTAAAAATGGTGTTAACATACACATATTTATAGAACATATGCAACGTAATTTTATTCTAACCGATGTCATGAAAACAGGCTTTCACACAGATTTAGAGGCTTTCATCAATATGAATTCTCTAGACAATCAAGTTTTTGATATGACCGGAGAGTATTACACTTTACACACCTATGACATTGATTCCTATGATCGCAGAATAGCATTTGTTGACAGGTCAGCAATAGGAAGACACCACCCTACACACAGCCCTGAGTTTAGAATCGAACTTGATAAAAGATTAAATCTACTGCATTCTCAAAATTTCAAGATAATATATACTTCTTCATGGGAATCGAAGCATAACATTGAGAATATGAATCTTTATCCACCTTATAAGGAAGACCAAATGTTATGGTCAGGTGGTGTTTCTTGGTTTTGGTTCTACATGTACAACAAACATAAGGACAGCAAGTTCAATTTTGATCACACTAACAAAAAGTATGATTTCTTGTATCTCAACAAGCAACCTAGAGCACACAGGAAAAAACTATACAACAAGTTATTTGACAACGGCATATTAGAAAATAGTTTGCACACCAATTGGCCAGACAGGAAACTGCCTGCGGAATATGAACTTCCTTGGGCACAAAACTATCCTGAGTATGGCATGGACCAAGACATATACGAGAAGCCTTACAACGATACTGCTTGTAGTATTGTGTCAGAGACCAACGACAACGACTACGAGGTGTTCATGACTGAGAAAATATGGAAACCTATCATAGCACAACAATTTTTTGTGGTGCATGGCAATTATCTATATCTTCAGAAGTTGAGGGATATGGGTTTCAGGACATTCAACAACTACTTCGAAGAAGCGTATGACCTAGACAGAGATCCAAATGTACGGATCAACACCATAGTCGATGTATGTGATCGTCTACGTGATGCTCCATGGCAAGACATGTATCTGCAGAGCAAGGCACTAAGGCAATATAACTTTGATCACTTCTTCAATGCCAACAAGTTGAGTTTAGAAATTAATAAAACGTTAAATCTATTTCTTGAATTTGCTGATACCGGTCAAATTCCTTCTTGAGAATCCCAACCTATCTACCAGTTTCACAGCATTGCCTGACTTGTCCACAGCCACGAATCCCTCTGGCTCCGTGACAACTAATCCACCGTCGGTCTGTTGGAATGATCCTATGGCCTGTGCCTGATTCATCTTCTTGAGCACAAATGCTTTCATGGTCTGCACTGCCTTGTAGAACATCAACATGGCCTGTAATGGCTTCTTGGCCCTGTTAAGGAACACAGGCATCTGTTTCATCTTGTCCTGTCTCAGTTGTAATGCCCGCTGTGCCTTGAGTCCTGACATCTGTTTTTGCATCCTGTCGTTATAAAACTTCTTGAATCCAAGCAAGAATTTGTTGACATCACCTGGTAGTTGTCCTTGTTTAACCATTGCATTAATATACATCTGGAACATGGGTATGAAGTCTTGATTCTGTCCCAGTACACTTGATAGGTTCTGTGGCACACCATTTAGAAGTCCTTCTAGTTTCTCAATACCGTTGTAGAATTGTTTAGTTTCATCATCTGTGAACTTGGCACTACCTGAAACATCCTTGTAGGTTGCATTGTCAAAGAACACATCGTTGCTTTTAGCAAATGCACTCACGTCTGCTCCTCCTTGAGCATTCATGTCCGCTAACGAATCACCCACGTAGGTTGTGTGGAATATTATTCCCACCTTAGCTCTGTCTATTTGTTTGCCTAGCTCACTTGCTTCTGGCACTGCATATGTGATTGTGTTTGGGGTGAATGTTAAATTTGGTTTGCCATCTACGTTTTTACGTATGATGTCATCATCCGTGAACAATAAATCACCCTGCACCACGCCCTGTATGTTTAGTTTTCTAATATGCACAAGACATTTCAATAGTTTCTGTCCAAGGTCATCTGTGCCGTGGTTGTTAGCAATGTCTTTCTTTGTGTAATTAATTTTTGCCGCTTGAGCGAACACCGATTTAGTTCCAACAAAGAACTTACCGTTGTCTGGATTGGTTCCACACACCACAGCAGGTGCTCCGTCCCACTTTACAGACACATCCATTGCTTCTGAGCTTGTTCCTTTCAGTGTCAGCAACAGTCCCCTAAAGTATTCTATAACTGCTTTACCACCCTCATAACCGTCAGTGACAACTATGTCCTCTATGTGTTCGAGGTGTGTTCTTTTAAATTCTGTTAATATATCTTCTATCAGCATATCAATATTTATGGGATCAAATTAAACTTCAATTCAACCTGTTTTCTATCTAAGTTACATTGCTTTCCATGTAGTGCAATAGCAATACCTTTGTGGACATCGTCCTCAAAACTCAATGGTATGTCTAGATTGTTCTTAATATCTTGCCAATGATCTAGTATTAGTTTTTGACTGTGGAGCCACTGGTCGTGTTGCTCTGTAGTATAACTGAACCCGATCTTTTTAAATTCGTCAACTGTGGCTTGTGAACTTTGATACATGACAGACCAATTGAAACATTTTTGGATCTCTGGTAATCTTTTTATATCTGCGAAATTATCGTCAAACAACTTATACATCCATTCTGCTACCGCAGATACCACCGGAAGTTTACTGTTGGCGCTCCACAGGTCAGTTTGCCATTTTATCCAAGAATCTCTGTAACCACTTATTGTATTAGAAACATCTCTATCTTCAGGCTTTGTAGTTTTATGAAACCAATTTAGTAGCAATATTTCTCTATTCATATCAAGATAATTTTGTATGACTGTATCTTTATCCGTAATTAAATGTTTGGCTTCATTAAAGGCACCTGTGTTTATTATAATAACCCTAGTGTCGTCTGTTTTTTTAGAGAGTTGTTGGAAGTTTAAAATTTTCTTGTCGTCGTTCAACCAATGAGCATGATTTCCAAGATGGTGATAGGACAGTGTATTGCCTGTGTCAACGCCTATCATTTTAAGACTCAGGTAATTACCATTCCCGCCTGCAGGTGATATTAAATAGATCATGAAATATAATCTTATCTAAGAGATTATTCCTCTTTGTATTCGCCGTCTTTGATTTTAAGTAGGTTTTCTTTTACGTCTCGGTTCTCTTTGATACGTGCCACACCTTTGCTGAACTTGGATGCGTCCATGTTCTTGAGTGCCGAATTGAATCTTTTTTCAAGTTTGAAAGCAGTATCCTGGTCGAAGTTCTCCCTGATGTAGGTCATGAGTCTGATAGCACTCTCTAAAATGTGAGATGCTCTGCTTTCGACTACTTCTTCCTTGTCCCTTTTAAGAGGCATCGAGCTCAATTCTTCTAATAGACTTTTAGTATATTTTTGCATTGTAGGTATTTACTTCTTATTGTAGCACAATTCTAGCATAAGTCTACTCATTTGGCTTTCCTATACACGAAATATTTACGTTTATTGCTGTCATCCTTGATATCTAATACTTTAAGGTCAAACATTTCTGCAAGTTCAATTATGAATGGCACATTCCATGCATAGAATTCTATCCATTTCGCCTCAGGCCTGTCGTGTTGTACTCCTGGGTTCACCCTAAAGAACATGATGCCGCCGGGCTCTAGCATGTTAACACATTTTGATACTTCTGCTATGATCTTGTTGCGTCCTCCAAAGTTGATCGATCCCAATGCAAGTATGATATCAAATTTATTCTGTGGTTTGTAACTCAATAAATCCAATTGGTGGTCTGCTTTATTGTTGTAAGGATCGATACCTATAAGATTGTGTATCTTTCCCCTAAACTCATTGTAACCACACCCCACGTCAAGCACTGCCCTAGGATTCAACTCGTTCACTTGATCGATCAGTGATAATCCAGAGTGTTTCCACTTCTTCATGTCGGCCTGCCAATGATAAGCAAAATATTTGTGTAGGCACAAGACATCTATGGCGTTGGCGTAGTCGACTAGATTTTCGTATCTTCTTTTGACTTCCACGTCAAAAAGATTTTTTATCAAGTGCTGTGTAACTTTTGAAACGTCGTTGCCTGTTTTATTAACAAGTTCTGCAAAGATCTTCCTATTCATAGAGATATACCTTGATGTCGTTCTGTTGGTAGTTTTGCAGTTTTCCATTGGGATAAGGAAAACCAATCCCTAGGCTTCTACACAGATCCACATTATCTTTTGGTGTAGAAATTCTGTCTTGGTTGTCTTTGACAAACTGCATTATGTCCCTGTTCTCTGCCTGGATGTGTTCCCACATGTGGTCAAGGTTTACAAAATGTTGGTAGTTGGGATATGTTATTGTGAACTCTCCACACAGTTTCCACCACTCCAAACACTCGAAGTCGTTCCTGTACACCATCACGATGGGATGTCCTAGGTCTTTGAGATGATCGAGTTCATGTGCAAAGGTGTGTGACTTTATTATTCTCTTACCTGTTCCAAAAAACGGCAAGTCCCAATTATCTCTTGTTTGTCGAAACTCCATACCTGGATCCCAATATGCTCCTGTGTGCATGAGCTGTTTCCTTCCCGGTGTGTCAGCATCGTGCCAGTAAGTCCTTTCATCGGTGTAGTCGGTTTGATCTACATCTGGGGATCTGTGTATATTTCTAAACACACTGCTCCATTTAGAACCAGGAGCACCTGTCATTAGTATGTACATGAATTGATTTTACTATTCTTCGGTATGAATGTCAAGAGTGTGTTTGGAATTTTTTGTGGTATTTTTTATGAAGTCCCAAGTCTTGTCTGTGGTCCTTCCGGTGTATTGTAAAATATATCTAGTGTCCCACCCCATGTTTGCTGTGCCATGTGGAAAGTCTTGCCAATGCCAACTTATCACATCACCTGCTTTCCAGTGTGTGTGAACTGCCGTGCCTTGATGCCAGATCTGTCCCATGCTCCAGTCGTTTAGGAAAATAACAAATCTGTGAACCTTCTTTGGATCTACATCATAATCTAGTTCGTCAAAACTATTCTGTCTGTCCAGTCTTGCGGCAAAGTTGTCCATGTGCATGTGGAGAAGTTGTCCGCATACCTGACTGTGTAGTTTCAGTTCATAGTCATAAAGTCCTAACAATCCTTCTGCGAGTGCGACTGCTTTTGGATCAGTGAACATGTTTGCTCTGCCATATATCTTTCCTTCTGGATCACCTCCAGATCTCACGATGTCATACACCTCTTGATCGATACCGTAATTCTCTCCAACACTCTTGTTCCGTGTTGCCCAATGCACTGCGTTGTCCTGTGCTTTGTCACCATAGGTGTTTATGAAGTAGTCACAGTCCATGTCGATGTTGCCGTGAAACATCAATACATCTTCTATGTTGTCTTTCTTGCTCCAGTCAAAATGATACGCACCTCTGTCCAGTGCTCTTTTCTTTTCGAAATCCCAACGGCTATTGCCATACTCTAATTTTTTACCTGTTTTGAGTGCATTTACTTCTGTGTGTGCTTTGAGATTTTTAATTGCTTGGTCAGAGTCCTGCAGGTCCTCGTCAATTTTCTTTAATACATCCTTTGCATAATCTTTGCTGTGTTCCATACTGATATTTAAGCCGTAAAAAAAGGGCGATAAAAAATATACCGCCCTTAATAATTCGAATTACTATGCGTAAACTTCCATCAACTTGGCACTTTGTTCAAGTGTTCCAGTTTTAGAAGATGTGATCGCAAATAAGTCTTTTCTGAACTCGTTGATTACTGCATTGATCTCGTCTTGAGCTTCTTGTGTGACACAAAGTTTCTCAAGTTCCATTCTACCAATGGTAGCGTGGAAAGTCTCGTCTTTTGCAATTTTGGCATATCTAGAAGATATAAATTTATCCTCTATACATTCTGCCATCATGGCCCAGTTTCTTGCCGCTCTGCCTTCCGCTAATAATTGGTATAAGCCTAACATTAGTGGATTGCTATTGCAGTTGTACTTTTTGATCAGTGCCGCACCTTTTTGGTGTAATCTCTCTGCATGGCTTTCTACTGCCTCTTGCATGTTGATCTCTTCACCTTTTAGGTACTCAACAACTTCTTTAACAAATTGAAAGTGTTTCGCTTCATCGTGTGCTTGTTTTGAAAGAAGGATTAATTTCTTAGGATCAGTCCCGGCTGGTAGTGCCGCGATTTCTCTAGAAATTTCTTCCATGTTCATTCTTTCGTTAACCATACGACCGGTGAAGTTGTCTATCAACTCGTCTTTGTCTGTTACGTTTTCGTAGTAGTGTTTGATCTGTAACTCAGACGCTCTAAAGAGTGCCTCGTTTTCAGACTCAATTTTTGCTACGAATTCTTTTGCTGTTAACATATGTTTCTCCTACATTATAATGTAAAGATATTTATCCGCTATGTCGTTATCAGCGTAAATAGTTGGTAAATGCGAATCTTAATCAGCCAAATAGAACACGTACGGCCTCCCAGGAACTTCGTATTTGACGCCTTAGAACGCTCATACTACCGGTTTTTACAAGGACACGAGTTGATTCCAGTGCCCAACATCATAAAAGTACCAGATATTGATTATGACTGCTTGATGTTGACAGGAGGTCCCGACAGTGTGGCCAGGAACCAAACAGAGAATTTGCTATATCAAGATGCTGTTGAAAAGGGGAAACCTGTTGTGGGTATATGTCATGGAGCCTTCGTGATCAACGACATAAGCAAGGGTGTAAATGGTTCTGTTGACGGTCATGTGGATGCCGACATAAAGATTACAATGGAAGGCCGAGAGCACACAGTCAGATGCTATCACTCACAAGCGATCGAAAAATTAGGAGAAGATTTTGAGGCCATTGCTTATGACAATGAAGGTATCATAGAAGCCTTCAAACATGTTTCTAAACCAATTTACGGAATAGTGTGGCACCCTGAAAGAATGGATGAACCCGTATTGCCAAGTGATGTTGCTGACCTTCTAAACTAAATTAAAGTACTTTACTAAATTTCTTTCCTACGATATAACCAGACATACCTGTGTGGCCATTCTCTTTCCGGTAGTGTGCCGTCTGTGTTGTATTCCATCTCCACACGTTCGACAGTGAAGTCCATCAGCCTCGCATAGTAGTCTATCTCTTTTGTACCCCATTGGAACCATTTCAGTCCTTGGTCATT